TTCATATGCTCTGGGAGAATCGGATTCTGTTGCCACCTTTAATATTCCGTCTAATGCAGTCATTCCAGTATCAATCAGAGAAGAAATATTCTGTCGAGCAGAATTAAAATCTCCTGTTAAATCTGTAGACTCTTTTTCTGGAACAGGTTTAACTATTGAAGTAGTTTCTTCTGGTGTAAATTTGATATTCAGTGCATCTGATATTTTTTCATTACTAGATTTCATGGATTTCCTTCGGGAGACCAAACAATACTTGACGGACCGATATCAGCGTCTCCGGTATATCCAATATCTAAAATAAAATTATTTCCAGTCAAGCCGTCAAACAAATTAATGTCACTAGTTTCAATAACACCAGTAGTATTAGTTTTTGTGGGCGAGTAAATGTAACCTTTCATATTAAACTGCAACACAGAAACTATTGATCTACGCTGATCGAATGTTCCTTCATAATCTTCGTTAATATCTATGTCCATTAGAACAATAGGAACATCTACTCGTTGGTACAGTTCGTTCATATTCATTGTAACAGTAAAGTCTGGAGTAAAATACGGAGCAATTTGTTCAATTACTTGTAAATTGTGTTGCATACTTCTAGAAAATACATACAGTGCAAATGTAAAATTATAAGGAGATTCTGAAAAAGCTTGTTTTTGAACATTGTTAAGAATTTTTGTTTTCTTTTGTAGTTTGTTTATTCTGCGTCCAGGATCGTATTGAATATTTACCAGTTCAAATCCCATTCTCGGTAAATCCATTTGAATATGAGTTTTATCTGTTAGACCACTTTCGTTTATAATTATTTGAATAAATTTTTCTTTTGCACCAAATGATATTGGAACTCTTCTTTTTTCTGTTTGGCCGTTTCTTTCAGTCATGGTATAAACAGAACTAAACAACGAACCGAATGCAATAACATGTTTTTTAATAATATCGTCAAACCCGCTTTCTAAAATCTGATTAAACATTAATAATTTCCTTCAGAAAACGGATCAATATCAGTAAAATCAAAAATGGTCATTGTAGACTGTTTCAAATCATTATTATCGTTTATATTTTTACCGGTAAACGGATCTGTTGGAATTATTCTGTCACTGGATGTTCCCGCCACTCGGAAGTAATATTCTGCACCCGATACACTTCCCTTGACGGTTTGAGTTTGACTATAAGAGAAGGCACCACTAATTCCAGACAGATACAGTGCGTTCATTGTTGTGCCGTGAATAATATCTATTACTGTAGCAGTTGCTGTTGCATTTGTTAAAGTAGAACCGGGTCCGGTTACTCCTAATACTTGAAATACTAATTCGCCGTCTCTGATTTCATTTGATCCAGTAATAGGACTTCCGTGAATATACGATATAATCGCAGGAGTTTTTCTTTCTGTTTCTATGACATCTACATCGGTAACTCCAACATCGATGGTTTCTCCGTCGTATGTGAACAGTTCCAGAGTAAGAGTGTATGTAGTTAATCCTCCTAATTGATAAAATGGAAATTCGTCTTCTACATAATTGATTTCAAACAAAGACTTGGAAAGAGGAAGATATATTAAATCTCCAACACGAGGCTTGAGTATCTCTGTTCTTTTAAGTTTTATTTCTTCTTCGAATCTGGTTTTAGATAACAGTATAGTGCAACGATCTGTTATTTGTACACCAAATTTTGCTATAACGTCTCGGTTTCCTTGAAAACGATCTACGTCTACCAGATAGGCCTCTATCGGATATCCTTCGGTAAATTTTGCTTCCGGATCTTCTCCGAATATGTTGTCTATATTCAAATAATCTCTAGGAATATACAGAACATCTCGACCCATTGCACGAATAGTTTCAATAGTCAATTCATTGATGAGTTTTTGTTCTCGATCAGAATCGTATGATCTGAAATACGGATTTGTCGCCATACATTATCCTATGAAAAAGTCAGAAGGTAATTCGTGTGTTCCTCTTATCTCGTTTTCGATTAATTCTATTTCTTGCATTGCCTCTTGTTGAATTGCAGCACCTCGAGTGGTGATTCCACCAGGCAATTGAACTCCATCAAATTTTGCCATATTCGCTCCCCATTGTCGTTTAATTAGGGCAGTAACATATTTTTTTAGTAGTCTGTCATCGTATATCTCATTGTATTTGTTTGGATCTAATGCAGCATAGGCCTCAATAACCATAACTGCACCTGCTGATAATTCTTCCATGGATCCGTCAATATAAATTCTATTTTTAACTTTACTAAATCTTATAGATTTTTCTGGAGCAAAAAATTGTTCAATTAAATTAATATATCGTTTTGTTGCACTGTATTGAGGAAGACCCAGTGAGGCCTGAGAGGCCAATCCTCTATTGATACCAAAATAATCTGTTAGGGCAAGTTGATATCTAATATCAAACATATTAATATTAGAAAAATTACTAAAACGAAACAACTTTACAACACTTACTATAGTTGTTCCGTCAGGTCCGTCTCCTGTTATACCACTAGGATTAGTTAAGGTTTCTGTATCAATATATCGTTTTTGTATATTATCTTCTGTCATTGTATGACGAAAATACACTTTTTCTACTCCGTCAAAGTGTCGTTCTGCAAACAATTCTAGCGCATCGTCTACGCGATCCAGACATTGTTCGTGATCTACGTTGATGTCTATTACAGGATGACCTAATGCCCTGAGTGCGTATTTAATAATTTTATCTTTTGAGTTAATATTTCCCATTATTGCTCCATTTTATTTATAAGGAGCTGGGCCTTCACTCAAAAATATTTAACTCTTGGGATCTTCTGGCATAGTTACTGGAACCGAGGTTAATTCTTCAAATTTCATCTTTTCAATATAGGCTCGACGAGTAATTGGTGCAACAGATTCTTCTGGTGCAGATTCTTTATAATTAGAAAATCCAGGCATTTGAAGAGGACAAGACAGTTTTGGATAATCTAGTTTACTGTATTCTTCTGCAGTACCGTTTAACCAAGTAAGAGGCTTATCTCCACATCCACATCCTCCACAAAAGAATTTTCCTGGTGTCGCACTTGTTTGTAAGTATTCACAAGCAGGCAATACTCCACCAGAATCTTTATTCCCAAAACAACTCAATACTCGTAATTGTTTTAAAGGAATGTTTACCTTTTCACTATTAACTCCTTTAGACGCTATTGCATTAATAAAACTTGTTGCCATTCCAAATCCTTTTGCAATCGGATTTGAAGGCGCTACTTCTCGTTTTTTAAATTCTTGATCCATATTATAACCTTTTTGTTTTACCCAAACAGGAACACTACGAGTATTTATATCAGAAACAGGTTTAATCAAATGTTCAATTGTAATTTCTTTTACTGCTTTTGTTGACGGTGTAATTTCTTTTACTGCTTTTGTTGACGGACAATCCGAGCCAGTGCAGGATTTTTCAGAGTTTTTATTTTTATTACAACCACACCCCATATCAATTTATTGGTATAGATCTTACAAGTAAACAATTAGATTCAAGTCGTGGATCAACTAATGAAATCTTTCCATCAGGAAATCCCATACCGTACAAATATTTACTAGTTAAATCTGTAACATTAGGATATCGGGATCTTTCTGCAGTAAAGACGGTAGAAGAAGTAACAATATGATTTTTATTAACAAGCATAGAATTTATTTTAGTTCGTAAAGATAAACTTTGTAAATATTTATTGTGTAAAAATTTTAATTCTGCAAAAGAAGCAAATACCCAATCTAAAAATATATTTGTATTATCAGATATTTCTGGTAAATTTATTTTAGCGTTAAATTTATTTCCTTCATTTCTATTATATTGACCACTAAATACAGAAGTTTTACTAGACAATGATGTATTTTCGGATAGAAATTTACACGGCACTATTGTTGGATATATTAGAATAGCGTATTGAGACGAATCAGAAGACGAATAGATATTCAATCCATCTGATAATGAAATTCCAGATGGTATATAGGTTCCAGCATAGATAGAATTCCATACAATATCTCCGGGTTTAAACGAAGAAAACACAGAACCAGAAACTCCTATTGATTGCCAGTTTCCTTGTATATTTTTAATATACGAATCAACATATCCGGAAACGCAATCTGTTTTTGGTTCAAACAAGCCATAACAGTTAGTTTTTAGTTTAACCTTGCAATCCGGTGTTCTTGAATCAGAATCTTCTGTGTAATTATAACAAGCTCCCCAGTCTACTCCAGCGTCATTTAATGAAAGTATTTCAGAAGCACTCAAAGACATTATCTATTCCTCGGATTTCTGCTTTGACAACTTTCGAGTATCTCAATTTTATTTAAAGCGGGAATATAGATCGTCTTTAAATACGGAAAATATTGTCCTCCTGTTGCAAAACAACTATGATATCCGTATTCTCCTGTCGAACCAATCATGTCATTTCCTTTACAACAAAGACCTTGATTTTGTAATATATCAGAATTTATTGTCTCTCCAATTCTACTTCGAAACTGAATGCTCATATACAATCTCCTGTACTCGATAGAGTAAAAGTTATACTATTATTTATGTGTTTTTTATTAATATCCCATTTTTGGAGGATTGGTAGTTGATGAATAATTTGGAGGATTGGTAGTTGATAAATTTGGATATTTCGGTGAACTGGTATCAGACGTGTTTTTGAGTAATGCATAGTTCGGTTGCCATAAAGTATAAGTAACATTACTATTTATATAGTGTTCTGTTGATATTGCGTTATTTATTGAAGGTAATTGAGTCGAAGGTTGCGATGATGGGGGACAATCCCCACAACTAATTCCTATTGACCAATTGGTGAAGTTTTGCTGCTCCGAGTTACATCCTGCCAGATTCCATAATCTTATCTTCTTATACCAAAAATCAGTTGTGTCATCTATTTCTACATCATTTTCAGTTACTGTAACAGTTTTTCTATATCTCTGTGCAACTTCACCCCAAGTACAACCAGTATCAAATAATATTGCTCCAGCATAACTGGTTTTATCAGAATACCATGGATGACTCGATTCTACAATAAAGTCTTTGTAATCGGATTTATACCTTGCATCTTCTGAGCCTCGTATTAAAAATTGCTTACCGGAATCGGTATCTTTTGTTTTTAGAATTAACCATCTATCTGGTGTCTTATTTGGTATATAAGAAAAACAGAAACTGCCTTGAGAAATTCCTTCACTTTTAATCCAATTCAATGAAGATAAATCTATTTTTTGTTCAGAAAAAGCGACACCGGATCTATTTACATTACTATTACATCCTATAGCAGAAGACGTGTATGTAAAACAATCACAATTAACAGCTCCGCACGTTTCTCCGATACCAACAAAAATTCCTTCAAGTACATCTATACATGTTTGATATGTGGCCTGTACACATGTATCCTTATTTACGCAACATGCACCAGTGACTCCAGAAAGAGGATTACATGA